CAGCGCTGCGACCTTCCTCAAAAACGCCTCGGTTGGTTTCGGCAGGTGTAGGACCGTGCCGTCAAACCACTTCAGCTCGTAGATGTTGTAGATGTTACTTAAATCAAGCATAGCCTCCTCCTCTGCTTAAACTAAAACAAAAGGGAGAGCCCGAAAGCCCTCCCCAATGAGTTATGGTGATACTACTACGTCGTCATCGTCCTCAGTGTAGACAACGAGCACTCCTGACGAACCAACGCCAGGTACGCACTCGAACTCTGCGTTGAGTACGGTCTCTGTGTCTGGCTGGAACTGAAGCTCGAAGCCTGCAGTGTTGTTGCCCACGACAGTGACTCTTACCTTGTGGCTGCCGTCCAGATCGTGGACGAAACGCAGCACATACATCTGATTATCGAACTGGTCGATGCCACCGATCTTGACAGTACGCTTGTGGTTTACTGTCTCATCAACTACTGCGGTCGATGCCAGCTTGTCGAGTACGTTTCCGTTCCATGTGAGGATGCCGCTCTTGAATGTGACCGCCTCTTCTGTCAGGAATCTCTTTGACACTACGCCGAGGTCATCCTTGACAGTGTAGTAGGTCGGTGTGTATTCCAGAGTTGCGCCGCCCTTGATGTAGCCAAGCAGATTGGCCGTTGTCTCAATGGTGTTGTCCGCAGGAATGGAATATACTCCAGACGAGGCTGTGATAGTAGTACAGTACAGCTTTCCGCTGCCTAATACGATTCTCTCTGCCATTAATCTGTTTCCTCCGTGATGTCCGACTTGAAAATCAAATCGAAGTACATGATGTAGTCTATATAGTCTGTGTCAGCATTCTTCAGCGTTCCGCCTCCGTTCTGCTCACACGCTACAAGACCGTCGACTCTTCCGCCGTCGCCGATGTCTATCAGAGCGTTCTTGACCTTGACGGCATACGTCTCTGCGTTTGCGAACGACTTGGTCTTTACCCTGACCATCAACTGGGCGGCCTGTTTGCTTCCGTCATCGCTAAGAGGGGTCCACTCGTACACGATGCACTCTTTGAGCTCATCGGTCCAGAATGGATAAACCTTCAGCGACGTTGCACTCTCAAGTGCTGATACGATGTCTGTGATCATATTAATCCCTCAAAGCATTTCATTATTGCTGATAGATTGTTGTCCATGGCTGGCTTCAGGAACGGATGAGGATGCGAGCCCATCGTGAAATGTCTCTCACCTGATGCATCGTAGTAGACCCATCCGCCTTGTCTACCACCGCCCATGGACGAGTAGATGCCGGTACCTATCTCCACATACGGAGCGTAATCGACAGTCGAGCCGATGACACCCTCGCTGGATCCGATACTGACTTTGTGGCTGATGGAGCTCCTGAGCGTTCCGGTCTGGACCGGCGCTTCCATCTTTGCAGCACGTTCCACCACAAGACAGGCCTGTTCGAGACCCTTTGCGAGCGCCTGTGGAATATCAATCTGCGCCGCCTTGTTAATGTTCGCTGCTATCTGTCTGCTGTTGTTCGACATACGTCCTGTCAGCTCCTTCAGCATAGTTCATGAACACACGGTTAAGACGTCCCGGCTGGGTGTAGCCAACGATGTACTTACCGTCTACGAGCGAACCGACCTCGATGTCAGCCTTTGTCAGCCCGACGAAGTCATACTGCTCGTAAATGGATCCGTCCACTTCGTTCTTCATGGCGTTGATCCAACCGACGAACATCGGGACCTTGACCGGATCCGAGTAGGTCGCTATTGGCTCACCATATTCACTTTGTGACCATGTAGGTGTTTGAACGTCAGTAGGTCTGAGCCTCATATTGCCACCATCCTCGTTTTCGACCTGATCAGCTTCTGCGTGGCTTCGGAGTAGTCTGACTCATACGACTCAGAGATTCCGCTGTAGCTGATGGACTCGATGCCCTCATTACCCATGCGGTTGTACTTCTCGATGACCATGCAGTTGACGATGCTCTCGTCCGCTTCAGCCTGGTGTGTTCTCCGCAGGTACTCCTCGGAGCACTGTTCTATCAATGCCCCGAGAAGAACGTCCTGTGAATCATCTATCTGCAATAATGTTTTCAGGGTATCAATTTGTGCCATGATAACCCTCCTTGTTTAAGTTACGCCTGTACAGTTGCCTCTTTGTACTCGTTGGCCTTGCCGTCTTCCTCGACTACGACGTAGACCTTGGAAGTGCCAGCAGTCCAGCCGGATGCTACTGCGGATGCGCTGATGCTGTAAGCATTGGATGAAGCGGTTGCGCTTCCGATGAATGTGCCGTCTGCCTGGAATGCAGATACGACAGCGCCAGTGTCAGCTGCGCCCGTGATAGTCGCATCGGACTTGTCAGCTACGCAGGTAACAGTCGTGGTCTGTGCAGGACCCATCATGATGACTCTCGTTGCGTCAGTCAGGGCAACGACCATGCACTTTCTCAGGTATACAGTGGTCTTACGAGTGTTGGCGTCTCTTTCCTGTTCGGACTCAGCACCCTTCTTGATGAATGCTGTAACGGCTTCCTTCGTGGCGATGAATGCGCAGTCATCCGGAACAGCCTTTGACTCATATACAGGCATTCCCATGATGCTACCGATGTAGCCCTTGCGAGCAAAGTCTTCGACATACTTCAGCTCGTCCTTCAGCTGCTTTCTGATGGCAGCCTTTGCTTTCAGACCAACGAGCATGAACAGGCCAGCTTCTTCCTCATACGGATACTTGGCCATTGCGTCGATGATGTCAGCCAGTGCGTAGTTCGTGGTCGTCTTTGACAGGATAGCGTGACCGAACTCAGCGATAGCCTTGTTAGTCAGGTCATTAGCCATGATCTCGGCCAGACCCTTGATGCCAGCGTCAACATACGCCGGATCCGTCATTGCGTTCTCATCATAGTAAGGGAATCTGCCCTGAGTAACGCCTACGGTGTAAGCCTTCTCGATGAAGCCAGCGTCGATGGACGTGGTGTTGCCGTTGCCGACCGTGAGATCCTCAACGGATCCAGTTGGCTTGTAAACGTGGACCTTCTTGATCATGCCCGGAGCAGCCTGCAGTGAGTAGTCAGGAGTCAGGTAGTTCATCAGATCCAGCTTGGTTGCGAGTACTGATTCGAGTTTGTTCTCGAGTACGAAGTTGCTATAAAGTGTTCCCATTGTTTCCTCTCCTTATCCGAGTAAGTTCTTTACGAGCTCAGGATCAGAGTTGTACATGGCCTGCTGTTCAGCAATGGACAGTTTGTTGAACTGTTCCTTGGTCATCTTGCCGCTCATGGCATCCGCTATCTGCGGTACCGCCGAGGTCTCAGCGAGCCGTGCCTTTACTTCCCGAGCCACTTCTTTTTTGAAGAGCTTATCGAAGGAATCTATCAGTCTCTGGGCTTCCTCGGTATCGGTGCCGATGTCCAGCATGTCAGCGAACTCTGCCGACAATCCTCTGGCATTGAGCACCTTCATGACCTCATTCTTGGTCTGTGCCGTCTGGAAGTCCTTGAGCTGACCTTCAAGTTCAGCGATCCGCATGTCCTTCTCTGCCGTTGCCCTTGATTCTTCGTCCAGCTGTGAGAGTGTCTTCTCGTTCTCTATCTGCTTCTTCAGAGCGGCGATCTCTCGCTCCTTCTTCTTCATGGCGGACGTCACACGTCTGTCGCTCTCGCTCTGAAGCATAGCCTCGACCTCTTCAGCCGTGTAGGTCTTGACCTCTTCTGTCTCTTCGGTTGGTGTTGTGTTGTTAATGTTCTCGTCCATGTTCTACATCCTTTCCGTGTAACCCATGCATATAGTTGTGCTTTTAACGTCCGCACCCCTTTAGGACGTGATGCCCGGTACGACCGGAAGGTAGGTACACCTGCAGTTCGGATGCACCGGGATGACAGGAGCGTCGTTCACCGGGTAACGATGCCCGGAGTACGGCTCACACAGTTCGCAGCAGTCAGACTCCGCCAGGAAGTCGACCTCCGTGCACCCTGCGTCTGTGTAGGACTGCAGTGCTGCACTGTTGTATGCGTGAGATGCCTCTGTCCTTATAAGCCTGTCGGCTTCATGAAACTTGATGGAGTAGTCCTCTATCAGTTTCTTCTTAAGTTGGTCGGGACCCTTGCCCCCGAGTATCAGCTCCTCGATGTCACTCATGACCCGAGCATTGAAGTCGTTGGCATTGCCCCAGATGCGGTCTGAGAACTTGACTCCAGTCCAATTTTCCGATGCAATGGCTTTTGCCTGTTGCTCGCTGAGTATGCTGAAGTCAATCCCCATCTCTTTGAGATTGGACTCATACGTCCCGACCGCTATATCGTCAAGGAGCTTGGTCAGCCTCGCATTGTCTTCGATGGCGAGACTCTCCACCTCCTCGGCTATCTTTTTACGTAATGCTACGTACTTTTGAAGGTTGTACAGATCCGTCCGTGTCATGTTCTCGATGCCCTTGTCAAGGATCTCCGCATACAGTGCGTTGATGTCCTTGTCCAGGCGATTGAAGGAACGGATGTAGGACTGACGTGTGCGCTCTGCCAATGCTTCGGCGGCTGCCTCCTTGTCCTCCTCCATCTGGATGGCTCTGTCCTTCCAGTACTTAGCGTTTCTCTTCTCTTGTCTCTTCTTCTTCTTCGCCATCTCTTACCTCGTTGAAGTTGGATCCGAACAGCGAGAAGTTCGACAGCTTCTGTTCCTGTACTTTGTCCAGTTCCACCTGAGCGTCAATGTCCAGCGGCAGCAGAGCCAGTCTGGTCTCGTCGCTGACGATGCCGTCCAGTTTGATTACCGTGTCCACTGAAGCGGACAGATCCTGTGGCAGGTTCCTGGTGAAGATGATGTTGATGTCCAGATAATCGAACTCGCCGTTGACCTTCTTCATGACGCCGTAGATCAGCTCGATACGACGGCGCAGTCCCTTCTCAAACTCGTTCTCCTTGACGCCGACCTTGTTCTCCAAGCCCATGAGCTTGTACTTCATGGCCACACCGCTGGCATTGCTTGCGAAGTTCTCATCTGTCATCGGTGGGCAGAAGCTGAACTTATGGATGTCCTGATCAAGACGCTTCTTCTCGTTCTCGATCCATGTATCGTTGACCTGTTTCGTCAGCCATGAGCCCTCGCCACCTTCCGGGAAGACGAGCACCCTGTTCTCCTTCATTCCGGAGATGTCCTCTGACGTGGTGCCCTCCATGCCGGACAGTACCAGGTAGGAATCTGCAAAGTA